CCTCCATTTTCCGTCTGTAGGTAAGTAATATCTTATTGATAACGGTTCACTTGCCCATTGTACCACATTCGGATTTTTATCGCAATATTTCATTAATCTCAATTCGTAAGATGATCTAAATGTGGGATTTGTTTTTCCTTTGTATTTATCCTTATGTTTTGGAACATAAGTTCCACGTTTAAAATTCATAACTAATACTCCTATTTATTTTGTTATATAAATACTTATAATTATAAATATCTTGACATAGGAGATTAATATGCCAAAACCATTGGTCGGTAAAGCTGCAGAAGCACGATTTAGAAGTAAAAATCCAGCAGTTAGAGCTAACGCTGAAAAAAGATTGCAGAACATACAGAAGGAAAACCCTGAAAAATGGGATGCACAGGTCAATGATAAAACTCTGAGTTATAATCCAAGTAGTGAAGGTGAAGTTATGGGTTGGATACAATATTTGGCATATACTCATGCATCACCAAGAATGCAAATAGCATCACACGATACAGCACATATTATCAATCTACATCAACCACATCAATTAGAGTCTAAAGTTGATACTTCATATAATGCTGGTACTGATGCGATTACTAAACTAGGTGGTATTGGAACTGATGTTGTACAGGGGATTAAAGGGTTTGCTAAGTCTGGAACATTTGATGCAAAAGGAATGTTAGAGAGTGTTAAGAAAAATGCTGGTGAATTGGCAATCAATCCCGTAGCAAATGCTATTGGGGGTATGGCAGAAACTTCTTCATTAGGGTTTATTAAGGCAGAGGATGTAGTAAATACTGTCAATAAGAGAATGGGTTCTGTGCCAAATCCACATGAAGAAATGTTTTTCGAGAATGTAGAAATTAGAGAATTTTCTTTTCAGCACAAATTGATTGCTTTCGAGGAATCAGATACTAATATTATTCATAGGATTGTTAATTCTTTCAAATATTATGCATCGCCTGGCCTTTCAGACAAAAGGCATAGATTGACTTATCCAGCACAGTGGGATATCAAATTTTGGAGAACGGAAGGTAATCGAACTGTACCTAACTCGTATTTGCCTGAGATAAAACGTTGTGTTTTAACTTCTGTAGAAGTAAATCATGCCGCTAGTGATGGTTGGGCAGTACACCATAATGGAGCTCCAGCAGATATAGATTTGACATTATCTTTCAAAGAACTGACACCAGTATTCCGAGATCATTATGCTGTAAGAGCAAGAGGTGTGTAAATGCCAACCAAATATTTCCAGAATTTTCCAAGAGTTGATTACGATATAGAACAGAATAAACGACCAAAGACGGTAATTGATATTTTGCGTAGAGTAGGTATAAGAGGTGATTTTGTCAAATTGTTGCCTACATATTACAAAGAAGTAATTGTAAACGAGCAACGACCCGATAAATTGAGTTATGGTAATTACGGAAACACATATTATCATTGGGTTGAGATGTTTCTTAATGGTGTAGTCGATCCGTATCATGATTGGGTGATGAACTATCAGGACTTAGAACAGTTTATAAATAAAAAGTATCCCAATAGAACATCTTTGCTATATACAAACCATTTTACGACATCTTCATATAGCAATAAGGGTGTTGGCACACCTGATGCATTAGGTGATGCTGATTATATTATGAATAATGCGTCTAATACAGATTCGTTGATAGTTGGTGAAACTTATACACACTATACGGTTGTTGCAGGCGATAATTTTAGTAATGTTGGGTCAGTTGCCTCACCTAGTGTGGGTCATACATTTGTTGCAACTGGAACTACACCCACAACATGGTCTAATAGTTCTGTTATTGCACATAATATTGATGATAGTGGAACTAGATTTTTTGTTGAAGGTGAAGATTTAGTTGAATATAACGCAACTGGAAATACGGGTGCTACTGGGGCAACTGGAAAAGTAGTCAAGTTTGATGCCTCTAATATAAAATTAGTTCACAGTTCTACTGGTACTTCCTTTTCATCAGATGGTAGTTCAGATAAGATTTTTCTGAAAGGTTCCGATTCAGGTGCGGTTGCAAGATTACTATCTGGTGTTAGAGAAAGAGATGGTGTCCATCATTACGAAAATTCTGATGGTATAGAAGTGGGAAGAACTGCAACAGGTGCAACTGCTGTAACTAATGCCGAATATGAAGATAAATTCAATGATTCTAAACGAGAAATTTTTGTTTTAAGAGAAGATTATCTTTCACAGTTTGAAAATGAACTAGAGAGGTTATTAAAAGGTGCGAATTAGACCAGAAGGACAAAGTTATCCCTATGAATTTGATCTAGTACAGGTCTTATTAAAATCGACTATAGTTGATAAGACACTGGATCTAGTTTCTGTGGTTGGTGAACTGTCTATTTTTGAAAATATGTTTACTAATACAATGACGGGAAATATCTATGTTCAAGAACAACTCAATCTTATTTCCAATTTTCCTATTGTTGGACATGAAAAACTAGAAATAGTTCTTCGTAATCCAAGAAAGAAAGATGAAGAGTTGAGGATGGAATTTAGAATTTATAGTGTTTCTAATATTACGACACCAAACCAATCAACACAGACTTATATGATAAATTTCATTTCAGAGGAATATACAACTAATCTCAAAAGTAGTATTAGTCGTTCTTTTTCTAATAGTGTAATTTCAGATATAGTAAAGAGTATTTGTACGACTGATTTGTCCATTGAAAAGAAGATTGACATAGAAAAGACTAAAAATGTTCATGATATTATCATACCAAATTTAAAACCATTGGATGCTATCAACTGGTTAGCAAAACGAGCAATTGCTGAACAATATGAGGGCGCAAATTATCTATTTTTTGAAACCAGAGAAGGTTTTAAGTTCCGTAGTTTAGAATCATTAATGTCATTAGGTTCGCAACAAACATATGAAAGGATTATGACAGACGGAGAACTAGAAAGTGATGATACTAGAAATGTAGTACGGACTTTGAGAAAAGAAAGTACCTTTAATTTACTAAAAAATATTCCTAGTGGTATGTATGCTAACCGTTTAGTTATACATGATATGATACAAAGAAAAACAGAAACATTAGATTATAATTATGCAGAATCGTTTGCCAAGCAACAACATTTAGAAAATGGAAAGGGTGATTGGAAAATAGATGACTTCAAAACAATAAATGGACAAGAAACAACCATGTTTGTAGAAGAAACGGTAGATGAATATAATACAAGTCCATTATCTAAACAGTTTTTTATGTCTAGGTTTGATGATAAAAATACATATAACGAGAAGGCAATCCAAAATAGAGTTTCACAGATGCAACAAGCACAAGATGTTAAATTAATAGTAACTATTGCAGGGGATATAAGAAGAAATGTTGGGGATGTCATAGAAATAGATATGGATTCTGTTCAGTTTGGGGATGGTGATGAAGTGAAGGATAAATTATATTCGGGAAAATATTTAGTTTCTAGTCTCAGACATTTAATTAAGGATGATAGATATACAATGGTTATGGAAGTTATCAAAGACTCATATTTCAAGTCATTACCAAAGGGGAAATAAAAAATGGAACGGATTAAACAATTAAATTTACATGAAACTATCCGAGGTGTAACTATCGGAGAGGAGTTTCAAGAGAATAACTTTACCGATTTACTAGATGCCATAGTTGGCAAAATGAATGGTGATGATTCATTAGACGAAAAAATTATTTTCTTTAACAATCGAGCAAGATACGGACAGGTAGTTTTTCTTGCTGGTGGTGCTGGTTCTGGTAAAGGGTTTGCTTCCAAGAACTTTTTGGATGTCGCAAACTATAAAATTAGAGATGTCGATGAATATAAATTGGCATTTCAAGCATTATCAAAAATGGAACGATATAACAACTATCATGTTATTGTTAGTCGTGATCCAAGTAGTAAAGATAATCCAAAAGAAATTTCTGGTGTACAGGTAACAAAAAATAAACCAAGATTAGACTATGTAGGTTCTAACACAGAAGTTTATTTATTAGGTGATTTAGTACTCAAAAATCAAGACCACGTTGGTATATTACATCTAGCAATCAAAGAATTGGGTATCAAGAATAAAACTTTAGATGCTCTGCTTAGTCAACGTGCTGGTCGTGGAAAAAATCAATTGCCCAATATCGTATTTGATATTACTTTAAAAGATTTAGATGATATTGCCGAAGTAGTACCAAAATTGATAGATGCTGGTTACGATTCGGACAGTATCCATTTAGTTTGGGTTCTTTCTGATTTTGCAGTTGCTGTTGAGCAAAATAGAAATAGAGAACGAGTGGTTTCTTCAGAAATTATGCTCAAGACACATGTTGGAGCTGCTAATACAATGTATGGTATAGTCAGAAGTCGTGGAGTTGCTGGTCTAAACGGTGGTATCTATGTCATTCTAGGTGGAAAAGACCATACTGTATTCTGGACTGACCCAGATGGTAATGTAATTACTAACACTAAAGGTGAAAAATTGGTTAAAGGTTTCAAATCGGTAACTCTGAAACATGAAGGCGGTTCTTGGGTGGGTGAAGATAGAGTTCAACAACAACTTTATCGTTGGATGATTGAAAGTATACCCAATTCACCAAAAACTGCTGGTATGTGGGCAGAAATTTCAAAATATTTAGAAAACAGTGATATACAAGAAGTATAAGTAAATGAATCCAGAATTTGTATGGTGGAAAGGCAAAGTTGAAGACTTGACCGATCCGTTAGAGATGGGTCGGGTTAAAGTTAGAATTTTAGGGTATCATTCTGATGATACTTCTCAGATTCCTACTTCAGATTTGCCTTTTGCCTATCCAGCAATGCCTATTAATAGTCGTCCGAGTGATTCACCCATTGGGCCCGCAGTTGGTACATGGGTTATGGGGTTCTTTGCGGATGGAAAAAATGCACAGCAACCAATAATGACACATATTATTGATGCTGGTTATAAAACTGCGGATGATCCAACACCACCAGAGAATGCTCCAAGTTGGGGTGGAAAAAGAGAAATACCAACAGGGGAAGTAAATACCAATCGTTTATCAAGAGGTGAGGACGGAAATACCTATATTTCAGACCATACGCCAAAAACAGGTATTGCGGTTGCTGGAAAAATGAATAAGAGATATAGTGAACCGAGTTTAACCAGTGGTGAATATCCTTATAACAAAGTCGAAGAAAGTCAGTCTGGTCATGTATTTGAGGTGGATGATACGCCTAATAAAGAGAAAATAACTAGAATTCATAAAGATGGAACTATGGAAGTAATAACTGGTAGTCATCGGTTGGTTAAAGTTAAGGGTGATGATTATGAGTTGATAGTTGATGGAAAATCTAAACACTTATATGCCGAAGGAAATGTAAATGTAACTGCTGATGGTGATGTCAATATCAAAGGGAAATATATACGATTGGAAGGTACGCAGATTCGCATGAAAGGAGATTTGGGTATTTTACTTGAATCACCTACTGGTGCTTTTGTGTCTGCACCATTTTTGAGTACTGACCCAAAATTAGGTGGTGCAATAATGCATGGTGGAACAGGTCAACCATTAGTTGTACCAGCAGGGATACCACCAGAAAGTGTTATGGGCCCTGATCTTCCTAGCATGACATCTGGTGGGTTGCCATCTAAAGGTGCGTTGGGAAATTTAAGGGGTGCAGTTACGAATGCAACATCTAGTGTAGGTGGAGCAACTGAAGCATTTAATAAATCTTCTAATGCAGTTTCTAGTATTCAAAATGTCGCAACAGAAACTGCCGAGAATTTAGAAACTATTACTACTACTGCGGAAGAAACTTCACGAAATAGAGTTAATGCATTAAAAAGGCAGAGAAAAAGTGCAACTAATGTAGTTGCAAAAACATTAAATGCTGTCAATGGTACTATTGGTGAAGTTACAGATATAGAAACGAGTATTTCAGAAAAAGTTTCAATTGCTAGGGATGTTCTCAATGAAGAATTGAATAGTACATTACCCAATACTCCGTCTATTCCTGATATACCTCAATTACCAAGTTTTTCGTTCCCCAATCCATTAGTAGCGATGCGACAAGCAATTTTTGCATCATTTAGAATGATGGGTGATTTTTGTTTTAGTAAAGACCATTTGAAATTGAGTTGGTTAAAATATATTTTGAAAGCAGTTTCCCTTGCGGATTTGCTTAAAATGATGCTAAACCAATCTAAATCTAGTGATGTAGATGATGCGAATGCCGCCATGTTACAGTTGATGGCAGAATCTCTAATAGATGATAATAATGAAAAAACAGAAGTTGTTTCTGATAGTGAATTCGATGTCATCGAGTCGTTAGAAGAACCAATTACTTTTACTGATGAGGACGGAAATACCTCAACTGTTTCTTCGTTTGAAGAAGCACTGAAAATGGTAGTAGAAGGAAAAGTTCCTACCTTTGTTGATGATCCATTAGTTACGAATTTGGCAGAATTTGGTAATACTGATGGAACTGTCAAAGATACAGAAGATGAAATAATTACAACTGCATCGACACTTAGTTCTACTGGAGCAAGTTCTACAAGTGCAACCAGTTCTACGAGTGCGTCAGGTGCAAAACCTAAATTGGCAGATTGCGAGGATGATTGTTAATGCAAAAGTTACTAAAAATCTTTGATGAAATAGATCGTGAAGTTATAGATGCAATTTCTACGTTAGTTGATAAGAATATAATAGAATATGATGAAGAGAATAACCGTATTATTTTCAATACTGATATGGTATTAAAGTTTAGGGGAAATGTAGAGATTGATTGCGACAAGCATGTGATTATTAATAGTGGTCAAAAAGAAGATAAGGAGATGAATCATCCGTATTCTATATGGTTAAATCCAGCAATGGATGAAAACGGAGATATGATTTTAGAGGACGATGGCTAATATAGATTTTGCATTAAGAGATGGTAGTACACAATCTGTCAATTTGACAAATATAAGTAATATTCTTTATATTGCTTATACTAAACCTGACAATACTACTATAAATGTACCTATATCATTTATGTTTGCATCAACTGGTGATTCGGTTGTTGTTGACGATTTTATCACTTCTTTTTCAACGACATGTATGAATAATGAAAATATACACGTTATGAGAGAGGGTGGTTACAGAATTGATGATGTATTCATTCGACCAGAATGGCCGGATGAAAAATCATATAATACATTAAAGTTTTGCAAAGAGTTGTGTTACAATATCAGTGGAAAAACGGATGAATGTATTGAAGTTACATCAGGATCATTACCAAGTGGTTTGGAACTGAAGAAAAATAGTAATGGTAATTTTGCTATTGAGGGTTATGCAACTTGTGAGAACTTGCATGATGATTATTCCTGTAGATTGGATATAAATTCGCAGATTGATTATTATCAGGCAATGGATTCTGATAATTCTGAAATTAAGTTTGAAGATTTGTATAAAAGTAGAGAAGTTGAGTTTAGAAATATTCAATATATGGATAGTGGTGGTTCTCAATTTACTTGTGGTGTTTCTATTCAAGATGAGGTAACGAAGGATACAGCAACATTAAAATGTGTAGAAACGTATGTTACCAATGGAGAAACCAGAACTAAGTTTATTGTTGATGAATTGAAAGAAGATATGATACCATTTCAATATTCGGATGGTCGTATTATAGTTAGTGAGAATGGTACTACGACACATGATAAATGTTGGGTAGGGAAATTAACCAATGGTTGTGGTAGTACTGCTACTTTTGATGAAGTCAGAATAAAATATCCATCTGTTTTAGAGAACAAAGAAAGTACAATATGTACATTTACTTTGGGTCTTTGCTCTGAATCAGGAAGTGGTTATTGTGATACTAGAGAATTTTGTATTAAAGTCAGACGAAATTATGACCATGCCAGAGACAATTTATTAGTTTATAGTGATTATGATATGCCAAATCAGGTAGTATATGAAGGGTATAACGGAGATGCACAGGTATATTATAGTGGAGATACGGAAAAGGCATCTTATATTGCATTATTTTTTGTACCAGTGAAAAAATCAGACGGAACAGATAAAAATATCGCAATTAGATATGCAGAATTATCTTTGCAAAAGTCAGATTCAACTGATTTGACAATGGCAATTGATGGAAGTATTACTTTAAATCGAAATGTATCAGGTAATAGTTTAATAACAAATATAGAATTAGATACGGAGAATGTATAATGCCAAGATTATCAAAACCTGTTGCTGTATGGGGAAATTTAGATTCTGGTCATGGGCCATATCCACCAACACCAGCAGTTTTACCAGTTGCACCTTTAGGAATATCATTAAAATCACCTATGAATACATTCTCTGCTTCGGGAAATGTAAAAGTTGGAGTTATGGGTAAATGTGTAGGAATACATCGAAAATACGATGTGAGATTACCCCATATCAGTATGGTTTTTCCTTTTACACCAGAATTAGTAACTAATGCACCAGCATATAAAGGTGGTATTTTTCCGCATACATCTGGTGGAAGTAAAACGGTCAAAACAAATGGTTTAGAAACTGCAAGATTGGGAGATCCAGTTGTTTGTGGTTCCAAAATCATTTTCGGAGTCGCAAAAAATGTGATGATAGGAGATTAAGAGATGTCAGTCAATTTTCAGAACGAAAATGAATCCCCTAAATTCCAGATAAAAAAATATATTGACATTGACATGGATTTTGGATTAAATCCTTTTACTAAAGATATTATGATGAAAAAAGGGGATGCTTCAATAAAACAGAGTGTTAAGAATTTGGTATTAGGTCGATTAGGTGAAAGACCATTTCAACCTAACATTGGTTCACAAGTATATAATGTTTTGTTTGATAATATAGAACCACAAACAACTACAGTTTTACAAACGACCATCGAGAATGTTATAAATACATTTGAACCGAGAGTTTCTCTAAATTCGGTTGAGTGTATTCCAGATTATGATAATTATGGATATGCAATTAGTATAATTTTTACACTCATCAATGACCCAGAAACAATAATAGTAGACTTTTTCTTGGAGTGGTTAAGATAAAATGCAAAACAGTAAACTTAGAATTACGGAATTGGATTTCGATACCATCAAGTCAAATCTGGTTACATTCATGCAAAGTCAAACAGAATTTACAGATTATGATTTTACGGGTTCTGGTTTGACTGTTTTGATGGATTTGCTTGCCTACAATACACATTATATGGCATATTATCTCAATATGGTAGGAAATGAGATGTTTTTAGACAGTGCTTCACGAAGAAGTTCGGTTGTTTCTATTGTAAAACATCTTGGATATGTTCCTAAATCAAAGACTAGTTCATCTGCTACAGTTACATTATCAATTGTTGCAGACGAAGCAAGTAGTAGTAATTGGCCCACAACTATTACAATCCCAAAACATAGCAAATTCAGTGTTAAAGTTGATGGTACAAATTATGATTTTTATACCACAACGGCATATACTGCAACTAGTTATGCTGATAGTGGAACCAAAAGAACTTTTACACTGACAAATGTAGTTCTCAAAGAAGGAAAATTGGGAAATATACGTTATACTGTCAATAAAACTGGTTTAGAAGAAAAATATGTTCTACCAGATTCTTCTATAGACACATCCTCTTTAGTTGTCAAGGTTTTGACAAGTGCTACAGATACAATTTATGACAATTATACCCTATACAACAATATCAAGGACTTGACATCTACAAGTAAAATATACTTTCTTCAAGAAGTTGAAGATGGGAAATTTGAGGTGTATTTCGGTGATGGTACATTAGGTGCGAAATTAGAACAAGGTTATATAATAGATATAGATTATATTTCAACAAAAGGTGCGGTTGCAAATGGTGCTGGTGGAGATGACAGTGCTTCTGCCAGATCATTTACGATGGGAACATCAATTTCTTACGGTGGTACAGCAAATGCAACTATAGAAACAATAGTAACTAAATCATCTACGGGTGGTACGGATGCAGAAACTATTGATTCGATGAAATATAATGCACCAAAATCCTTTAAAGCACAAGATAGAGCAGTTACAGCAGAAGATTATAAAACTATAGTCTTGAATAAATTCACTAATGCCAGTTCAGTTGTAACATGGGGTGGTGAAGATAATGATCCTATTGATTATGGTTCAGTTTATATTGCAGTTCGTCCAGTTACAGGTTTGACATTGACCGAAGTATCAAAAAGGGATTTGCTGAACATCTTAAAGACATATAAAGTAATGTCTATCCAACCTAAAATAGTTGATCCAGACTACACCTTTGTTGTAGTTGCAACTACTGCATATTATGACACATCATTGTCGATTAATCCTAAAGAATCAGTTTCAGCAAATATAACTGAGACAATAAAATCCTATAATACAACATATATCAATTCTTTTGATAGTGCATTTAGACATTCTGTGTTGGTTGGTCTAATTGATGATACAGACGAAGCAATAAAAAGCAATGTAACAAAAATCAAGTTGAAAAAACGTATCAAACCACCATTGACAGAATCGTTTGGATATACTCTGAATTATAGTACATCATTAATGAAAGGAACAGTTACTTCTGATAAATTTACCGTTTGTACTGATTTAGGTTATGATTATACAGTTTCTCTCATAGACGATTCTTTAGGGAACTTGGATTTAATAGATGCTGGTGGTTCATCGTCAGAAGGACAGGTTATTATTCCAAAAGTTGGTACGATAGATTATACAACTGGAAAAGTGGTTATAGATGCAATGAGTATAAAGACAATCGTATCTGGTTTGGACTATGTTTATATTACGATTGATGTTGATGAAGATGATGTTCATGTCGCAAAAGGACAAGTAGTAACTATTCAGGATGCCGATATAACGGTAAGTATGGTGGAAGATGTTACATAACGAAAAAATACAAAAAACTATATCGACTTTTATTGAGTCGCAACTTCCTTTATATTTGGAGTTGCATTAT